GGTCGGATCGACCGGCCGGACAGCCGCGCCGCCCGCCTGCTGCGCGATGGCAAGGTCAGCGGCCTGAGTTTCGGCTATCGCGCCCGTGAATCCAGCAATGGTGAAAGCGGGCGCGAGTTGACTGGCATCGATCTGTTCGAAGTGAGCCTTGTCACCAATCCGCTGCAACACGGCGCAAGGGTCCACTTTGTGACCTGACCCGCCCGCACCTGAATTTTCCGTCGGCCGCCCCTTCCACCACCGGGGCGGCCTTTTTTATGCCCCAACCTCCAACCCACCCCGCCCCCAAGAAAGGTCTGATACTCCATGGATATCACTGTCACTCCCACCTCCAACACAACCACCGTGCCCTCCGTCGATCCGATTGAGCAAAGCTTTGACCTCGTTGAACGTCAGGACCGCGCCGAAGAAGCGATCACCACGCTGCGCAGCGATGTCGATGAAGTGAAAGCCCGGCTCGACAAGGTCTCCCGCGCTGCCTCGCGTCCGGCAATGGGCGGCGCGGCCCCTGCCAGCGAAGAAGTGAAAGGCTTTGTCGATGGCTATCTGCGCCGTGGCCGCGAAACGCAGGTCAAATCGCTCAACACCGCCACACCGCGCGATGGCGGTTACGCTGTTCCCAAGGTAATCGACGCGGCGATCGCCCGTGAGCTTGTTGAAATCAGCCCGATCCGCTCTCTGGCGCAGGTCATTCAGACCGGCTCCTCGGGCTATCGCAAGCTGGTTGCAACCGGCGGCACAGCATCAGGCTGGGTCAGCGAAGTTGCCCCGCGCGAAGCAACCGAAGCGCCCAAATTTGCCGAAATCGCGCCGCCGTCCGGTGATCTGTTCGCCAACCCGGCCGCCAGCCAGACGATGCTGGATGACGGAGCCTTCGATATCGAAAGCTGGCTGGCGAGCGAAATCGCGATCGAGTTTGCGCGGGCCGAGGGTGCTGCATTCATCAGCGGCAGCGGCACCAATCAGCCCGAGGGCTTTCTGACGGCGGCAAGTTCGACCGCAGAAGACGGCGTGCGCGCCTTTGGATCGGTGCAATATATCGGGTCGGGCGATGCCGCCGGCTTTGACAGTGCACCGGATGCAAAGCTGATCGACCTCATCCATTCGCTCAAATCCGGGCATCGTCAGGGCGCGAGCTTCGTGATGAACTCGGCCACGCTTGCGACGGTGCGAAAGCTGAAAACAACCGATGGCGCATTTCTTTGGCAGCCGGGTCTGGTCGAAGGTCAGCCTGATCGCCTGCTCGGCTATCCCGTGGTTGAGGCCGAAGACATGCCCGATGTGGCAAGCGGCGAATTCCCGATCGCATTCGGCAACTTCCGCCATGGCTATCTGATCGCGGAACATGCGGCCACGCGAGTGCTGCGCGATCCGTTCACCAACAAGCCTTTTGTCCACTTTTACGCGACCAAGCGTGTGGGCGGTCAGGTGCTCGATTCCAACGCGATCAAGCTGCTGAAAATCGAGGCCTGATCGGCCATCCACGTTCCCGGCGAGGTTCGAGGCGCCCCCTTAGCCCCCCTCGCCGGTATCCCGCGCCCGCGCCGCCAGCCGGTGTCCCCCTTGCCGCAAGATGCGGTGCGGGCGCGCTCTTTTTATGACTTCAGAACGGGAGAACCCGCCATGCTGCGGACTGTCACGACGCCAGTAGATCTATCCGCAGATGCGCTGGATGACCTGAAAGGATGGCTGGGCATCAGCCGCCCGAACGAGGATTCTCAGCTAACCGACCTACTGGGCGCAAGCCTGGCGATGTGCGAGGCCTTTACCGGCCAGACACCGGTCGAACAGGACATCGAGGAATCGGTCCCGGCGACAATCGGTCGCCACCAGCTTTCCACTCGCCCTGCACGCAGCGTAGTCTCCGTACAGGCGATAGCTCCGAATGGCATGCGCACGCTCATGAGTGCCGATGCGTACGAGACGCAGATCGATGCTAGCGGGCGGCTTTGCATTCATATCTCTTGGCTGCCTGCCGGGCTGCCAGATAAAGAGTCGGTTGTGGTCACGCTGAGAGCTGGCATTGCGACAGATTGGGCAACGCTTCCCGGCCCGCTCAAGCAGGGGATCATCCGACTGGCCGCATTCCATTATCGCGACCGTGAAACGGGCCGCGACGCAACGCCGCCTGTCAGCGTAACCGCACTGTGGCGGCCATGGCGTGTGCTGCGGCTCGCATGATCCGCACTGACAGCCAAACGGCGATTGGCGGCCTGATCGGCAGGCTGATCGCCAAAGCCGAACGGGCCATTGCCAGCCGCGCTTCCATTCTTTCCGCCCGTGCACAAACCCACATCCGTCCCATCTCTCGCGGCGGCATTCACCACAGCCATCCCTGGCGCAACGCATCCAGCCTTTGGCCGGATCTCTTCAAGGATTGAAACCGATGGAAAACGCTCTGCGCGCAGACCTTATTGCATGGCTGCGCAGCGACCCCGCGCTTGCCGGGATCAACGCCATTGAGGAGGAAAGCCCATTGCGTGCGTCGCCGCCCTGGCTTGGCATATCCGCCAGCGCTTCGAGCGATTGGGGCACAAAGGGCAGACCGGGCCGCGAAATCCGCGTCGCGCTGGAACTGGAAACCCGTATTGATGATCCTGCGGCCGATGCAGCAATGCTCGCTGCGATCGAAAGCAGGGTGCTCGACTTGCCGCCCTTTGCCCTGACTTACGAGGTAGCCTCAACCCGCTTCCTGCGCGCCCGCAGTGAGCAGCGCGATAACAACCGCCGCGCCGCTCTCACCGAATTCCGCTTTCGCCTCTTCACCCTCATCACGGAGTAATCCCTCATGCCTGCACAAAACGGCTCTGCCTTCCTCCTCAAAATCGGCGATGGCGCCAGTCCAGTAGCCTACGAAACAGTCGCCGGCCTCAGAACGACGCAAATGACAGTCAACGGCGACACGGTGGTGGTCACACACAAAGGATCGGGCGGTTGGCGCGATCTGCTATCCGGCGCTGGCACGCGCTCTGTTTCAGTCAGCGCGGCGGGCATTTTCCTTGGCAGCGCAGAGGAAAGCGCGGTGCGCGCTCATGCCCTTGCCGGGACGCTCGACGATTACGAGCTGTCTTTCGAGGATGGTGAACGCCTGCGCGGGCGTTTTCTGGTGCAGCGGCTCGATTATTCGGGCGATTTCAATGGAGAGCGCAACTACACAATCCAGCTGGAAAGCTCCGGCGCGGTGTTGCCCGCGTGAGCCGCTGCGCCAATCCCCTTCGCGGAGAGGTGCCCTTCGAAATTGCCGGACGTGCGTATGTGCTACGCCCGAGTTTCGAGAACCTTGTCGCTGCCGAAGCCGAGCTGGGATCGCTATTCGCGCTCGTAGAGCGTGCCGCTGACGGCAACCTTACCCTGTCCGAAATCGCAGCCCTTATCTGGCACTGCCTTCCCGATGACGAGCGCCCGATGCGCGAAGCTGTCGGCAGCGCCGTGCTTCACCTCGGTCTCGTCAAAGCGACCGGGCCGGTCCGCGCGATCCTTGCCGTGGTGCTTCAGGGCAGCGCATGAGCGATCCCGCCGCCTTCGCCGAAAGCGCCCGAAGAGCCTGCTGGATCGCCGGACGCATACTTGGCTGGCGACCAGACGAATTCTGGACCGCCACACCAAGCGAACTGGTCGGGGCCCTGAATGACCCAGCCGACACGACCGCACTTGCTTTCAGCCGTGATCACCTCAACCAATTGATGGAGCTAGACGCTCATGGACGATAATTTCGACACTCTGGTGATTGATGTGCGAGCCAATACACAAGGCTTCGCCGCTGATCTGGAGGGCATACGCAGCTCCGTCGACAGCTCCCTGCTCGACGGGTTCAGCAAAGCGGGCGACACCCTGGAGCGGGGGCTCGTGTCTGCCTTGCGCAAGGGCAGCTTGGGTTTTGACGATCTTAAAAGGGTCGCTCTGCGCTCGCTGGACGAAATCGCTGCGAAGGCGCTTCAGTCCGGTATCGGCAGCCTGTTCAGTGGCGGCAGCGGGCAAGGGGGCACGGGAGGCTTAGGCGGGCTCGTCGGGCAATCGCTTGGCGCATTACTAGGGCTTCCCGGGCGCGCTACCGGCGGGCCCGTGTCTCC